GGCGTCGGGCGTGATGTCGACCACATCGTTGAGCTTCTTGGCGCCGTAGTGGAACGCCACAAGCAGCTCTCCTCGATGATATTGCGTGCTGACCACAGAGATCCGAATTCTGAAACCGCTCTTCCAGTATCTGTACATCGACGCTATTGCGGCCATAGGAGGCACAGTTCGCAACTTGGTCTCAGGCGGTGTAGTGCCCGAAACCAAACTTCGTCCTCCGAACCCAGGTTCGGCCGGGAACACGCACAACAGGCGGTTCACATCATGCTGCTCGCTCCACACAAACGATCCAATGCGGAACTCGCGAGCCGCCAAATCCGCATAGTTCTGCTCATCGCGGCTCGATCCAAAATGGTCCTGCACAACGAGGTTCATCGAATTCTCGTGCAGAGTCATCCGATCCATCTTCATCGTCGTGTCCACGCTCGCCAAATCTGGACCAGTCTCTCGATAGATTCTGGTCTCGACCGCATCACGCTTGTGATCCATGCACAACGGCAATATGCCAGCCACAGACTGGACAACTGAACCCATGTCAATGCCATCTTGCTGCGCTGTTGCTGGCTGCTGTGACAAACTAGGCAATCCAACGGAATCGCCCAACGCATGGGCTACTTCACTCATCACGTTCATCATTTTCGAACAAAGGACCGGACGATTATATACGGGGTCCAAAGATTGCGTAGTGTCCACAGTAGCATGTGCAAAGCCATCCGCAGTGGACAAACAGTCGTCGTCAACAACGACCAAAGGTTCGATTTCCTTCCAGTTCACCGTCAACACATCGCTCACGTTCTTACGGATGGCATTTCGAACAGCCGCACCTATGATCTTCGTGATCTTGCCGCCGTCGTACCAAGCAGCCAAGTCGTCGTGAGTGGGGACAAACTCCACTTTTCCGGCCAGGCCCGCCACAGGCACCTCACGCATGCGGTCGATCAGTCGCTTTCTAACCTCCTCGAACCAGCCACGCTCGTGGAACCACGCAAAGACAAGTGTTGCGATCACGCGGTTGTAGATCGTATAGACATTCTCGCGCGTCGCTTTATCCCATGCCATTATGTCTGATATGATCTCACGCGGCATGCGCGGCACGTGCTGGCCCGCCAGATGGTGATCAGGCTCCGCGATGGTGTTAACGCGCTTCAGGAAGGTCATTCCAACGACCGAGCCCTCATACTCCAAGCGCATCACAATGCCAAGCTCAGACGCATACTTGTCAACACTCTCGAAGCCGAAGCCAAGTCCGCGCAGATGTGCGCTAGGGCCACACACGTTGTCGTCGCCATAAACAGCCACTCGCATGTTCTTTCGAAAGAAATCCTCGCTATACGACACGCCGTGCTCGATACAGA